TGCCATGGTAGGCCTAGGTAAGCACTGACTTCCTGCCATATTTGTTCTTCACATAACTCTAAGTTATCTGCAATGTTAGTCAGTCGTGCGTTAAGCAGTTGAAATTCCGTCTCTATGGCAATGCCCGACATCTCTTTAGTTTCTGTAGCACGAACTGCGCCTACGTTGCCCATACTATCAATCATATTTTTACGATTATTGATACTATCATAGATGCTACTGATCTGTCCACCTTGGAACTGTAAGACATAAGGTTTCAAATTAGGATCCATGTTTTCCGGCATGGTAATGATCTGTCCTGCACTGGCACCTTCACTCTTAGTTTCAGCTGTGGCAACCAATGAGGGATGCGTATCTAATCTAATGCTGTCATAGACTTCGGCCAATTCATTATAAATCATTTTCTGCATGTCTGCTATGTCGTCAATGAGACTTTGACCTATACCTCTAACAGGGCTGCGTTCCGCATAAGCGCAGACAAAGGGCAAGCGTCCTAGTTCATTAGGCAACACTTCTACTGCTGTGGCTTTTTTATTACGTTTATCAATAGTATAGATTGTGATAGTTTCTGTAGTCCACTCAACTACTTTATCTGTCTGTCCGTTGATTTCTTCTACAACTTTGATATAATTTAAACGATATGATCCATTAGGCTGTTGTTCCCATGACCAGTCACGAACTGCCAAAGGAGTGTATAGGCTAAGATATGGTCTTACACCCACTGCCAGTTCATCTGCTAGACTGGCTGCACCCACGCTGGGTTTAGCAACGGCAATCCATACGTGGCCGAAAGTGCTGCTCCATGTTGCAACATCTTTCATAAAAGCATTCATACTGCGACCATCTAGATCAGCATCTTCTAGCATGTCTTCTACAACAGGATTATTCTCTAATAATTCTAACTCGCGCTGAGGACTAGTTCTAAATAAGAAACTTACATACAATTGAATCAGCCCGCGGCATTGATTATCTAAAGGTACATTGTTCAGCCTTAATTGATATTGTTTGTTAGATTCTAATTCATAACGCTGTAGATAATTGCCGTTGCGATAACTATCACCGCCTTGATAACTGTCCATAAGGAATTGCCAACGATCTTGATATCGATCGTAAACTACATTAGTAGTAGTTGCTTGTATATATGCTTGTTCAAAGGTTAAGTCAGCCATTTAAGACTCCAATCATAGTTATATTTATGCGTAATTATTATGCTAGTGTGTGGCCAAATCGTTGTGGCACACTCTGCGGCCTAGGTTTCTGTATGGGGAACAAATACTCTATAGGATAGGTCAATGCGTCGAACATGTGATCATATGTGCCCTTATCTGGCACTTGGCTATCCTCTTTGTATGAATAATTTAATAAACTCTTTATAGTATGCTTACACTTAGGATCTATATAGAAACGTGTAGTAGTGTCCTGTCTCTTAAAGAACAAACTATTAGCAGCATTTATTCTGTCTTTGATCTGGGCGTGCTGACGATGGTAACGCAGGGTAAATCCGGCCTGTTCCAACAATCGAATATCTGTATTTCCATTGGCACTTGTTTTGCGAGCAACACCAGCAGGATCAGGGTAGCAAGTGATAGGATTATTCGGGTATCTGGATCTAATTTCATTGATCATCTCTGTGGTGTTACTGCTGTATAGTGCTATGTCATCTATAGCGTGTAGGCCATCCTGCGTTCTCGTCATGACGACTGCCGACATGGGTGAGGTATTAAAGTCCATGCCCACTATTAAAGGAGTATGTGAGGCTATCGCAGGAGCAGTCTTATAGTTATGCTCGCCGAATGAGTAGGCAATGACGCCAGCATACTGCTCAAAGGTCGCAAGGTATTCTTGACGGAATGTTCTGGCATCTAAATCCTGTTGTGCTTGTGCTACTTCTTCTGGGGGAACACGACCACCGTCTAGAGTGCTAAAGGTAAAACTTATCCAACCATGACGAGTTTTTGCTAGATCGTATAGATCTTTAAACCAGTTATAGCCTTTGGGCGTGCCGAGAAATAATGCTGAGCCGCCTGTATCACTGAGCGTGGGACGCAGAACTTCATACCATGCGGCACTATCCATATCTGCTGCTTCGTCAATAACAATAAAGTTAAGTCCTACTCCACGTAATGAATCATAGTTGTCTGCTCCGCGAAGACTTATTTCACTGCCATTAACTAATTCTATAGTTAGATCAGTTTCATTAATCTTCTTGACCCAATTGATGCTGAGTAATTTCTTCTTTAGTTTCTTCCATAAGATCTGCCGAGCCATACGGTAACTAGGAGCAATATACCACACACGCTGATCCGGATAGCGAGCGAACTTTGCTAACTCTCTAAGTGCTAGATGTGTTTTGCCAAATCTTCTGCCACAACAAGCGACTCTCATTCTAACAGGACTATCTGCTATAAGTTTCTGTGCGTTACTGAGTGGCATTACTCAAACAACTCCCTATAGGCTGTAGGGTTAGTTTGTTGATACCATGCTTCAATACGCTTTTTTGCTATTTCTACATATTTCTCATCTAACTCACAGCCGATATACTCATGGCCAAGTTCCACTGCGGCACAGCCAGTTGATCCTGATCCGTTAAAAGGATCAAGAACTATGCCACCGGGAGGTGTTACGAGTTTAATCAAATACTTCATTAGTTCAATGGGTTTAACTGTGGGGTGATTGTTTCCGGCATCTGCTTTCTTTGCTGTGTAATTATTGACAAGTTGTCCATTCTCATCACGACTCATCATACCATCAGGATTAGTAGGAATATGTGCTAAAGGATCGTGCTTTTTCTTTTTAGTTTTACCTTCTGCTCTTGCGTCAAATCCCACAGCAAAGCGTTCTCCATCTGGCCCATAACAGCCTTGAACATCACCGAACATAGCGGGTGGTAGTTCAAACCCAATATGTCTCTCTCTGCGGCTGACTTTGGGACAGTAGAAATACTTTTGATATGGTTCTGCGATTTCACCAAGGACATTGCTGGGGAAGCGTCCTACATTATCTTGTCTATCTACTTCTTTAGGTATATCTTGTCCGTCTGCTCTATCTCCATACCAACGAACATTATCTTTATTTTGTTTAATAACAGTTGTAATAACCTCATCACCAACTCTCGTAGCATCAATATTGAGAGCACCAACACCGTGAGTTTGACAATTCTTTGCTATGCTGAGTTTGATCGGTTTGCGGGCCAGTGCTATGGGTTCGTGTGCTGGCTTTAGTGCTGTGCCCCATCCTGCCCAAGCATTGTCTGCTGGCTTTAACGCATCACGCAGATCACATTGTTGTTCTTCACAGGTGTTTTGATTAGTGCCGTTTAATGTCTTATTACATTTAGGGCAGTTAGTTTTTGGACCTGATTCAATCTTACTGCGTTTGATACCTAATGCGTTATCTTTGCGTTTCTTCTCACCACGCTCAATGCTCTTACCAACATCCTGACTCTTTGGAAAACCTGAACTATAGATCCACATTATTTGATCACGGATCTCAAAGCCTGCTTTCTCTAATGTAATGGCAAGGTGGTGATATGTGCGGGCCGCTGAGAAGGCCAATATATGTCCTCCAGGCTTTAACACTCTAAGACACTCTTGATAAGTCTCCAGTGCTCCGGTGTTGGCATCCCAGGCTTTGCCTAAAAAGTCTATGCCGTAGGGCGGGTCTGTGACTATAGCGTCAATGCTGTTATCTGCGATTGTTTTAAGGGTTTCGCGATTGTCACCCTGTAAGATACGATATTTCATTTGTTTCCTTTGTAGCAAATATCAGTCAGTGTTTTCTAATTCATCTAATTCTTCTTTAAGATCTTCCTTGATCTCATCTAATTCATCATCAGTAAAAGGCAATACTTCTGCCTGTGTGCTTTGTGGGCTGTCAGTTTGGCCCAAGATGTTTTTGCCTAGCCAGATCAGCATGACTGCATTGCCTGTCAGCGCTAATTTTAACTGTGCTCGTCTTAGACTTTGTTTTAAGTTAGCACGACCCTTTTCTAGCTCTTGCTTAAAATTGTAACTTAATGTGCTGTCGTCAATACCGAACCATGCACTAATTTCTTTATTATTACAGCCTATGGCAGCAAGATCTTCTACTTCTTGTGGTGGTACTACTATACCATTGCGGCCTACCACACGCCCTTCAACTAACTTAGTTCCCCAATGTTCAGCCATTTAATGCCTGTTTAAAAAG